GATACCATTGCCAGTATCTAATTTGATTGATGAAGCGCCACTTTGTAACCTGTTGACCTCTTTGGATACGTTATTGAAACTGCGTTCAAGAGTTTTTGTTTCACGATTAGCGATATCGATTTGATTCGCCAGTTTTTCAAACTTGACAGGGCTCACCTCAATATCGACACCATCGAGCTCTTCTTGTAAAAGTTTGACTTTTTCACGTGACAGATTTACAGCATCGGCGTATTTCTGTTGTTGACGTACAAGTAAGTCAGTGTTGCCGGGTTCGAACTTCAAGTCATTATTTAACGCTTTAGCTTCTCGTTTTGTGTGTTGTAAAAATGTATTTACATTTTTCAAACTACGTTCTAGCTGTGCCGTCTGGCCATTGATTTCAATTTCTAATTTTTGATTAGCCATGATTTAGCCTTTCGATTTTTATTTTTTCTTTAGTTCTTGTTCACGCGTTTTCGCAGCTCGATTAAACAAAGCCATTGCTACATCGTACGGGGCGTCCATCAACATTTCGTGATTGATATCTGACAACAAGAACACTTCAAGTGATTTGATAACAGTTTGTTCATTGTTTTTCTTAATCAAACGGTCTCTCAATCCTGTTTCTTCGCTTTCAACGAACCCTTGCGGGCCTGTAGATTCTACAAGTTCATCTTCGTCCTCATCTTCATCATCCGAACCGAACAGTAATGAGATATCAGTGTTTTCCGTTTTTTTATTTAACACATCAATATCTGCTGTTGGTTCTAATAAATCTCGAAGTTCAACATCGTCTACATCAACACCAGCTAAATCGAGTCCTGTTAAAATCTTACTCAACAATGTCATTGCATTGTTTTTCTCACCAGCATCTCGTTTTGCTAGTTGAAAATCTAATTCGTTTACATCATCAAATAAATCACGTGCTGTTAATCTAGTGTAATCAAACACTTGTCTTGTTGTTAACATGTCTAACCTCTCATTCAAAAAAGCCCTTTTAAAAGGGCTCGTCGGGTTCTACGCCCGTTTAATCTTTTAATTCTTCAACGTGTTTTTCGAGATTAGCAATAGCTTTTGCAAAAACATCTAATCGTGTGAACACGTATCCCGGCACTTCGTCGTCGTACCCCTGTAGGTCTGTCACTAGTTCATCGGCTAAACGTTTGGTTAGGCGAACGTCATCCAAATCAACATTTTCTAAGTTGTGCATGACATTAGTTAACTCTAAATCAAAATTGATATTGTCTGTAACTTCGTAACGTAAATCTTCATCTTCCATCATCCGATTAAAACGTTTTCGACCATTTGCGACATCTTCTGTACGAGCAAGATATAGACCCAGCGCTAACAATTCGATATCGTCGATATTTTTATTTTTACTATCAATCTTGTCAGTTAGTTGTAAGAAATCGTGACCAGTAATCGCTTTGAATTTTTTAACAGAACTAAATTTCATTTTAAAATCACCTCATCTTTGCGTTTTTTACGCTTCTACAGGAGCAGCTGCATCTGCAGCTACAGTATCAGTTGTTTTATAATTCGGAGTAATAATTCCACCTTGTTGAATGAAGTCAAGAACCTTATCAACATCAGCCCCGGTGAAAGTATAATTGAATTCAGCTGGTGTGTGACCATTTTTTGTCTTGTACAATTCAGAACCTGTTGCTTGAACTTTAGCAGTCCATGTTACAGCTGTTGGAGCTTCTGAACTGTCAGTTTCGGTTTCGAATGATGGTGGATTAGTCACGGCCATGTTTGGGAACACGCGAACAAGAATAGCTTTATCTTTACCGACTTGACCTGCTGTTACAATTTGAACAGCTTTTTTAGGGTAGATGTTTGTAGAACCGAATCCAAACCCATTTGCTGTTTCATCTTGACCGAAAAAGTTAATACGTACATTTTTGTCAAGCTGGATAAGCTTCAATTCACCTTTTAGTAAGGATTTTCCGGCGATTGTAGCGTGGTCAGCAACGTCATCAGCAGCAAAGTTTTTAACTTCAGCTTCATCTTCCATCGCGCCAACAGAAACAAGACCTGTAGCTAAGATAACATTTTTAATTTTGTTTTCTTCTGTCAAATCACCGATTGTGAGCAAGCGGTTTCCGTGGAACAAAGCGCGTTTTGCGTAGCTTAATTTAGCCATTATTTGTTTACCTCTTTAATTGATTTCTTGCGTGTTTTAATGCACGCGTTAATGCTGTTTGACCCTCGTCTGTTTTGAAAAAGGTCAATGCGTGATACGTGTTATCTGAGTAAGATGAACGTGTACCACCAGAAATTTTGTAACTTAAATTTTTAGTTTTTTCTAACGTAATGTTTCTAGCCAATTGTCCAGTTCTGCGATGTTGTCTTGCGTACAATTGTAAATCATGTTGTAATGTTTCAGCAACATCGGAAATCTTATTTTCAGCTATTTTTCTAACTTCACTTTCGATACTCATTGTTACTCCTCAACAGGTAAACTGTTTTCACCAAACAGTGTGACAGTAGCTGAGAAAACATTTTTACCAGATTCATCGTCGTAGGCGACGAATCTGACGCCCTCATCTGTCAATTTCACGAAGTCACTATTTGTGAAACCCGCGTAATCTTGCAGTATTGTTAATTCGTATTTACTTGATAAAATCTTCGGTTCATCATCACTGTAAGTTAAATCACTTCCAAGATGTGTAATGAAACATGTGTCATTTGAGATTTCTTTAACGTTGGTTCCGAGAATCACGTCGTAATTTGATAAAACCTCTGTCAATGTTTGATAAAATTCTAAATAACTATATCTCATTACGCTCTCCCTTGAACTGTTGTGCCCTCAATATAAGTTGAGGTTCCAGTTGTATCCATTGTGATGTCTTTTGTAGAGTATGTTACACCCTTGTAAACAAACTCTGGAATCGTTTTAACATCGTAAATGTGAGCATCTAACAGTGTGATTTTTAGACGAACATTTTTTGTCAAACCTCTGTCATTGTACTTATCTCGTTGTTCACGAGACACTGATTGTCTGACACATTGAACCTTTTTGAGTTTTTTGTTTTCTTTTTGAGCACCATTTTTGTCTCTCGTTACAGAGACTAATTTTAAAGTGACTTCATCGAACATGTTTAATCCTCACTTTCAGTTTGGATTTCTAATTCTTCTTTCACTTCTTCAGCATCAGTCGTTTTCTTGACTTTGCGTTTTGTAGATTTTTTAGCTTTGACCTCTTCGTGTAAATGCGGTTTGAAATCATCAGCATGTACTTCTAACACACTGTTGATTAAATGAACATTTCCGAATGAGTCTTGATAGTTAACTAAAGCTTTTACTTTCATTAGTTCAACCTCCGTAGACCAATTGTTGAATCAGGATTTGTTCACGTTTGTATTCGCTTTCACGAAATGTGTTGGATGCGTCTTGTAACATTCGAACGCGAACGTAAGTGTTTACGAAATCGGTCACGAGTGGACGTTTCGAACCCTCAACACCCGCAACAGCTAAGGTTGCGAGTGCGGATTCAATTAAACTTCGTAACTCTTCGTCGTACATGGTTACATCTGTATCCATTCGTAGAAATGACTTCACACTGTTCATGAATTCTGTGTAGACCATGTTGTGACCTCTTATTCGTCTGCGATGTCGATAACTACGATACCACCGTAGCGAAGTGTACGACCAGTAGCGATGGTTTCAATCAACAGGTCTTCAGTGTTGTTTTCGATACGGAATTGCTCAACGCGGTCGAATGGCCCCATGTCAATAATGTAAGAACCCTCAGTGATAATGGTTGGCTTAATCTTAGCTGTTCCACGATACAGAATTAATCCATCAAGACCAAATTCAGCAGCGATAGCTTCATTACTTGAAGAGTAGTTTACATTTGGTTGGCGAGTACGCAAAGCTTTGACAATCGCATGTTTTTGTTTCTTTGTAACGACAAGATATTTTTTTCCGGGTTGAGTTAATTCATCGATTGCCATTTCGACAGCGCCTGGCAGGTCAGTTTTTCCGTCAACGTGGATAACTTTACCAGTGTCGGATTCGTTTTTGATTGAGATGAATCCATTTTCAGTTGCACCAGAACCGGTTGCGTTTGGTGTAGCTGTACCCTCAAACAACATCAAGTCAACAACTTTGTTAGTAATCTTTTGAACTGATTCATCAACGAGTTCTTGGAAAATATCGTCGAAGTCTTCGAGCAATTTAGCTGACAACGCACCAAATCCGTGACGAACGTAAATTTGACGAGGTTCAACAAGAGATGATTTGATTTTGCTGTTTTGGATAACCTTAGTTTCACCCTCTTGATGGACACGTGCAACATCATCAGATGTTAAATCACGCATTACAATCACACCGTTATTGTGAGTGATTTTAGCAAGTTTAAGAATTTCATTACTGTCAATAAGAGCTGTTTGAATTTCTTGAACAAGTTTCCGTGGCAACACCTTAGCCGGGTCTTCAACCGTCAAACCGTTTTCAGCGAGTTTCTTACCCCAACCTTGATAATCCGCTTTTCCTGATTTGCGGTCTACAACAAGTGAGTTCTTGAAGTCTTCAACAGCTTTATCAGTGCTCAGATAATCTTCTGTTTTAGCACTGTTTTCTGTAACAGCTTCTACTTCAGATAATGCTTGTTTTTGAGCTTGCAATGCGTTCAACTCATGAGTGAACCCTTTGAGCTCAGCAACGTCCTGTGAGTTTTCAATTTTGTTTTGCAATTCAACAATTGAATTCTCAACAGCTTCTAACTTATCGATAAGTTTCATTATAATTACCTCTTTGAGATTGTTTTTTAATTTATACTTCATTATACCACATTTTGACAGATTTGTCGCGTAGAAATGCGGTAAATTACAGTGATTTAGCGATTTTTTTCAATAATTCTAATTTTATTTTATCTAATTCGTCAATTTCTGACTCTGATGAGTCATTTTCAACTAAATCTTCATCATCTTCTTCGTCGTCCTCTTTTTCAACAACGTCTTCAGATGTTTCGACAGTTTCTTGTGAATTATCAACACTCGTTGGTTCATCCTGAGTATTTTCCACTTCAACTTCGATTACTTCGTGTTTATCTGTGATTTCGACTTCGCCGATTTTGTCTGTTTCTTCTACAACGTCACCAATCAAACCGGTGTTTCTGTCAGCACCGACTGAAACGATAGAAACTTCTTTTAAAACAGCTTTCAATACGTT